TTTGGAAAAGCGATTGATATTCGTATGACACCAATTCGTGTAGTTTGCCACAACACATTGACACTTTCACTATCACAAGATAGTAATGCAATGGTTAAAGTTAATCACCGAAAAGAGTTTGACTCTGCTGAGGTTAAAGAACAAATGGGTATCGCAAAAGAAAAAATGGAACAGTACAAAACAATGGCTGAATTCCTTGGTTCTAAACGATATACTCCAGATAATATTGTTCAGTACTTCAATGAAGTATTCGGTTCGCCTGCAAAAGAAAAGGTTGATAACGTAATTCCATTTACTTCCAACAATGCGAAAATCGCTATGGAACACTTGGATACACAGCCTGGTGCAAACTTTGCTCGAGGTTCATTCTGGAACGCATTTAACACGGTCACTTATATGACAGACCATGTTCAAGGACGTTCAAATGATGGACGAATGACTTCATCTTGGTATGGACGAAATCGTAGGGTGAAACTAAAAGCACTCGACAAAGCATTGGAATATGCCGAAGCAGTTTAAAAAAGTTTTGTGTGGGGGTTGATTTTTGAAAATTAATCCCCATATAAATATTGTAAAGGAAGGATTGTCCGTATGCGAGGAGTTTTGGGACTCGCCACTTCCTTTATAAATAATAGTGATAGTTCAGTACTAAGCCTTCGTAGCCTTTATTGGACAGCATTGGTAAGACAATGTAGAATTTATCTGGAGTGGCTTCCAGACTATCATTATCGCAGATGCGAATTATCGGTCTGCACATTAATCTTGCTTAATAAAGGAGATAAACTATGACAAACTTAAGCACACTTAGGAACGCCCTTCAGGCGTTTGATTACAACCACATGACTCCCTACGCAGTAGGTTTTGATAGAACATTCGACAGATTGTTCGATTATGTAACTCACCAAGCAGAGTCAACTGGTTTTCCACCTTACAACATTCAAAAGACAGAGGATTACAAATTTGAAATTGAAATGGCTCTGGCTGGTTTCAGTAAAAAAGATATTGAAGTTGAAGTTGCAGAAGGTGTTCTCACAGTTAAATCAATGAAAGATAAAGACACTGGTTCAACTGATGAGTTTACTCTTTACAAAGGTATCTCGCAGAGAAACTTCAAAAGAAAGTTTACACTTGCAGATGATATCGTAGTAAACGGTGCAGAACTTAAAGATGGGATGTTAACTATCTCATTGGAGAGAATTGTACCAGAGGAGAAAAAACCTCAACTAATTACTATCAAGTAATTGATAGAAATACTGAGGGGTGACTTGACATTGCCCCTCTTTTATGTTATAGTCTAAACAGTAATCATGATAATAAGGAGAATATATTATGAGTAGACCTAGAATGTCTAAAAAGCAGAAGGTACTAAACCTTCTATCTAAAGGTGAAAATGTAACATGGAAAACTTTGAGAAAAAGATTTGACCTTGTGTCACCAACTAAAATGATTGATACTCTGAAAAGTGAAGGTCATTGTATATACACAAACGACACTGCAAAAGGTGTTGCATACAGAATTGGTACGCCTTCAGCGTCAATCATTTCTGCTGGTATCGCATCTGTACTTGGTACACAATTCGCATACTAAACTGAATTGGAGAGGGGGGTCTTCCCCCTCTTCCTAATATTATATTATGGAGTATACATTTGAAAATCTTTGGTAAAGAAGATAAGCCTGTCCAAGAAAATGAGTCGATAGACTACAAATATTCTGAAGATAGAACTCTAAAAGAACTTGCTGAATATATTAATGCGACATATAATCAGCACTATTCCCAAAACAAATTCCAAGCAACTGAATTTATTCTAGACTCTGGTCATGGAACTGGATTTACTATTGGTAATATCCTAAAGTATGCACAGCGTTACGGTAAAAAAGGTAGTAGGGAAGATGCAAGAAAAGACTTGCTTAAAGTAATCCATTATGGTATAATCGCATTACATAATCATGACAAGGAGAAAAATTGATATGAAACTTAGTAATGATACTAGAGAAGTGTTGAAGAACTATTCGACAATCAACGCTAATCTATTAGTGACATCTGGTAATCAGATTGCAACAATGTCTCAAATGAAGAACATTGTGTCCAAAGCAACTCTACCAGATACATTTGAAAGTGAATTCGCAATCTATGATTTGAACGAATTCCTATCTGCAATGTCATTGTTTGATGACCCAGAGTTAGACTTTGGTGATAGTAGTGTAAAAATTTCACAAGGTGGTCAATCACTGAATTACTTTTACAGTGACCCAACTGTTGTGACTACACCAAAATCTGATATCACAATGCCTGACCCAGATGCAACCTTTACTCTTAAACAAACTGTGTTTAATCAAGTATTGAAGGCTTCATCTGTTCTTGGTGTTCCAGATATGGTTCTGGATGTAAACGAAACTGGTCAAATGAACCTTAGAGTTTCAGACCGAAAAAATGATACTTCAAATAGTTTTAGTGTTGAAGTTGGAGAAGGTGGTACACCTAATCAAAAGTTTTTCTTTAAGGTTGAAAACTTAAAGTTACTTTCTGGTGACTACGAAGTTAAAGTATCCTCAAAGGGTATCTCTAATTTCAAGAATGTTAATAAGGATGTTGAATACTTTATCGCACTAGAAACTGCTTGAGGATTAGTTTATGAATGAAATATTATGGGTAGAGAAGTATCGTCCACAAACAATTAAGGACGCAATACTTCCATTTGAGTTGAAACAAACATTTCAACAATTTGTAGACAACCAAAGTTGTCCTAACTTACTACTATCTGGTTCTGCTGGTTGTGGTAAGACAACAGTTGCGAAAGCGATGTTAGAAGAACTTGGTTGTACTTATATGATGATTAACGGTTCTGAAGAATCTGGTATTGATGTTCTCAGAAACAAAATCAAGAACTTTGCGAGTACTGTTTCTATGGATGGTAATCGTAAGTATGTAATCCTAGACGAAGCAGATTATCTTAATCCACAATCTACACAGCCTGCGTTGCGTGGGTTTATAGAAGAGTTTAGTAAGAACTGTGGATTTATTCTAACTTGTAACTTCAAGAACCGTATCATTGAACCTTTGCATAGTCGTTGTTCAAGTATTGAGTTTCGTATTCCTAACGAAGAGAAACCAGAACTTGCAATGGAGTTTATGGAAAGTTGTCAGAACATTCTAAATATAGAGAATATACAATATGACAAAAAAGTAGTTGCATCACTCATTCAAAAGTTCTTCCCAGATTGGAGAAGAGTTCTAAATGAACTGCAACGATACAGTGCAAGTGGGAAAATTGATGCTGGAATACTGGTTAATCTATCTGAAGACTCAGTTAAAGAACTTCTTGTATTTCTTAAAGGTAAAGAGTTTACCAATGTTCGTAGATGGATTGTCAACAATCTTGATAATGACCCAAGCCGTGTTTATCGTAGGTTGTATGATTCCCTTTATGATAGTTTGGTGCCTTCTACTATTCCCCATGCTGTTGTTATACTTGCTGATTATTCTTATAAATCTGCCTTTGTTGCAGACCAAGAAATAAATCTACTTGCGTGTATGACAGAACTTATGTCTCAAGTAAAGTTTAAGTAATGGCATATGAACTAAAAGAATACTTAAAATCAATTAACACTTCCAAGCAGAGTGTAATGGATAGTGACGATAAAATGTGGGAAAAAAGATATGCCTCATTTATCATTAACAAATGCCTTGCACCATTTAATGATACAGTCATGTTAGTTAATGAGATGAACTTCCACCATCATCTTGATAACAAACTACAATATGATTTTTTACTAAATAGTGTAAGGAGACAAAATAGATACGCTCCTTGGATGAAGGCGAGTAAGACTAAAAATCTAGAGTATGTCAAAGAATTCTTTGGTTATAATAATGAAAAAGCAAGGTCTGCTTTAAACATACTTAATGATGAACAAATCGCCTATATAAAAAGTAAATTGAATAAAGGTGGAAAAAATGAATGATAGTTTATGGAAACCAGACCAGATGCTTGAGGTGGGTTTGAAAGAACCAGATGACTTTCTTAAAGTTCGTGAAACACTTTCTCGCATTGGTGTTGCGTCAAGAAAAAATAAAACTCTATTTCAGTCCTGCCATATCTTACATAAACAAGGTAAATACTACATTGTTCATTTTAAGGAGTTATTTGCTCTTGATGGTAAGGACACAAATATCTCAGAAAACGATATCGCAAGAAGGAATACAATTTCTAATCTTTTATCAGATTGGGGATTGATTAATGTGGTAGGTAAAAGTTCAGTGGAAGCTGCACCACTATCACAAATAAAGGTCATTTCGTTTAAAGAAAAAAACGAATGGTCATTAGAAACTAAGTACAATATTGGAAAAAAGAAAGAAGGTTAGATTGGAAATTATTGAAAAACATTATGACAAAATATTTTGGGGTATGCTTATTGTTGCTGGTTGCTTAACATTTGTTGCAACTGACAGATTAGAAAATAGACTCAATAACATGGAAATTAAAATTGAAAATATGAATACTATGATAAAGGAGATGAGTGAATGAAAGTTGGAGAACATATTATAGAAGCTGCAAAGAAACAAGCAGAAGGTGAAATTGCAGTACATAAAGCAAATATTTTAGTATACCAAACTATGCCTGCTGGGATTGGTGAACATTCAGATGTTACTGAAGCAGTGATTGCAGAGTTAGATAAACTTGCAGCTGCAAATGATAGATTAGAAATGATTGATAAGTATTTTTCAGATTTTAAGGACTAAAATAAATGTTAAACCTTGCCTCTGCCGAAAATGAAAGTGGTGTAATCTCTTTAAGGGATTATATTGCAGAGCAAGCTCCAGACAAACCATATCGTTTTGTTGTAATCTATAATGACCCTAGTAATGTTGGTGATGATTCAAAAGAAGAAACTGACCCACTTGCTGACAAGATGATATCATATGGTAAACAGTTGGGGTTAACTGGATTCAAAGCAAAAATAGAAGAAGCATATATTCTAAAAAAAGATAGCAAACTCTTTATATGTAATAAAGAAGATAATGAATTTGAGATAGATGATAATACTATAGTATTCAATAGGTCTAAATCAAATGATTTTCCAAGTTGGCAAAACTTCTATCGTGAACTTACTATTAATGGTGTTAAGGTTATTAACCCAATGGCAGTTCATAATATTTGTTGGGATAAGTACCATACTTATTTAAAACTAGAACAAGACTATATCAAACAACCTTTCACAGTTTTAGTGAATGATTTAGATAAGTTGGAAGATATACATAAAAGAGTTGGTGGTAAGTTTCCAGTTGTTCTCAAAACAATCTTAGGAACTGGTGGAGTAGGTGTTCTTAAAATTAAAGATGAAGCTCAACTATTATCATCTGCACAAATTATTAATAAGTTAGGTTCTGAACGAGGAATGTTATTACAACAATTTATTCCAATTGAATTTGATATTCGTGTTATGATGGTTGCTGGAGAAATCATGGGTGCAATGAAAAGACCACTTGCAGATGGTGATTTTAGAAGTAATGTCCACCAAGGTTCTAAACCAGAAAAATTCCAATTGACAAAACTTGAAGAAGATATATGTCATAAAGTAGATAGTTCAATTGGTGGTAAATGGATTGGTGTAGACTTAATTGTTTCTGAGGATAGAGAAAAAGTTCCACCATATGTTTTAGAGATAAATTCACAGCCTGGTCATGTTGGATATGATTCAGTACATAGTGGAAGTATACTCAAAGACGTTCTAGTAAAATTTATGAATAGAGATAATTGGACTTGACTTTTACCCACAAAGGTGGTATAACTATATTATGAATTTCTATACAAACGTAGCCCCTTGGGGGAATCACATTCTAGTTCGTGAATACAAGAATGGTGAAAGAGTTAATCGTAAGGTTAAATACTCACCAACTTTGTATGTTCCAGTTCAGAAAGAAACTGAATGGAAGACACTTGACGGTAAGTATGCATCACCGTACAAGTTTGACACAATCAAAGAAGCGAAAGCATTCATAGAACAATACAAACAACAACCTCATCTAGTCTTTGGTCTAGATAGGTTTGCATACACTTATCTTTCCGACACATATCCTAACACAGTAGATTGGGATAGTGATAAAATCCTAACAGTTACAATCGACATTGAGACAAGGGCTGACAATGGTTTTCCAGAACCAGAACTTGCAAATGAAGAGATGCTTGCAATCACTATCAAAAACCAAACAACCAAAAAGATTGTTGTCTGGGGTCTTGGTGAGTTTCAGAATGATAGGGATGACGTAACCTATATCAATTGTTCTAATGAGAATGAACTACTTGCAAAGTTTATGAACTTCTGGACACAACATTATCCAGATGTTGTCACTGGTTGGAATACTGAGTTCTTTGATATTCCTTATCTTGTAAATCGTGTGACCAAGATTCTTGGTGAAGACAGAGCGAAGGAGTTTTCTCCTTGGGGTTTGATTAGTTCTCGTAAAGTTTGGAATCATGGTCGTGACCAACAAGTTTATGATATCACTGGTATTGCTAGTCTTGACTATCTACAACTTTATCGTAAGTTCACTTATACAAACCAAGAGAGTTATGCACTTAATCACATTGCATTTGTAGAACTTGGTCAGAAGAAGAATGAAAATCCATACGAAACTTTCCAAGATTGGTACACAAAAGATTATCAGTCTTTCTTAGAATATAACATTGTTGACGTTGAACTTGTTGACCGTCTGGAAGACAAGATGAAGTTACTTGAACTTTGTTTGACTATGGCTTACGAAGCGAAGGTCAACTATGAAGATATGTTTGGTCAAGTTAAGTATTGGGATGTTCTTATTCACAACTATCTCAAGAACAAAAAGATTGTGATTCCACAGAAGTCTCATCAATCCAAATCCGACAAGTATGAAGGTGCATATGTGAAAGACCCACAAGTCGGTCAACACAAATGGGTAATGTCATTTGACTTGAACTCATTGTATCCACATTTAATTATGCAATACAATATGTCACCAGAAACACTTGTCACTGGTGATTACCTAAAGTTGCCTGAAGACAAAACATATGTCAATGAGATGTT